ACCCCGCCTCGAGACCCCGAGCTAGAGACCTGTCCGTACAATATAGTTCTCTCTCTTAAATTTCTTTCTTCTGCGATAGATGGCTGCAATTAAGTCAAATTGGTGGTGTTTCACGGTGTTCTTCCTTTCTGCTACTGCACCTGACTTGGTGCCTCTCTTCGAGAACACTCACGTGAGTTATGCCTGCTGGCAAGAGGAGGAGTCTCCGACGACGAAACGTCGCCACCTGCAAGGCTACCTGCAATTGAAGGGTCAGAGGACCTTGAACCAGGTGAAGGCCATATTTGGGGATTTGAAGCCCCATCTTGAGAAACAGCGAGCTCGTAAGACAGACGATGCTCGCGATTACTGTATGAAAGAGGAAACTAGGGTTTCCGGCCCCTTTGAATTTGGGGAATACTGTCCTGCTGGTTCTCACAAACGCCGACAAAGGGAACTCGTAATTCGATCTCCGGTGAGAATGGCTGAGGAAAATCCGTCCGTCTTCCGACGAGTTAAAGCAAAGATTGCTGAGGAAGAATTCCAGAAGAGCGCGCATGAGATTCAAATTTCAAATTTGAAATCTTGGCAATTGCGCCTGAAGACGCTCCTCGAACGGGACCCAGATGACCGCACTATTTTCTGGGTTTACGGACCTAATGGTGGGGAAGGAAAATCCACCTTTGCCAGAGACCTATACAGAAGTGGGTCCTGGTTCTATACACGTGGTGGCTCTGCAGATAATGTTAACTACCAGTACATAGGATGTTTAGGCAATAATATTGTATTTGATATTCCTCGTGATAAGAAGGATTATTTACAATATAGTTTAATAGAGATGTTTAAGGATAGGTTAATAGTTAGTAATAAGTACGAGCCTCTTATGGCCCCATTAATTAATTGTATTCATGTTGTAGTTATGTCTAATTTTCTCCCTGATTTTGAGAAGATTAGTAATGATAGGGTTCATGTAATTCCTTGTATTCCTTGTGGTGTTTGTCTTAAACACCATGGTGCTGATGTAATGTGTGGCGAATATATTGAATAAAAAAAATTAATTAAAACAATCTCTCACATACAAACTATTCCTTTGAAAAAATCAGGCCCCGCAGGGGCATAGATAAAATAATTTTGCTTCTTGAAAACAAGAAGGAATGAAATGAAAATAAGAAATAAAAAAAAATAGTAATAGATAGATGTGGGACCCACATATATATTGAAAGAAAAATAAAAGTAAAAGAAATAAATAAATATCACTGTTCCCTTTGCGGAAGGACCTAATTGTAAATAATGAAAGTTTTGGGCAACGCGGTGTAATTTAAAAAGACTCTAGGGTGTGCGCGTGCAATTATTGAGGTCTCTCGCATATAAATAACACGTCACGAGGCGGGTGTAGTATT